TGAATTCTGTACTACCGAGTGCAATACTTATCAATTTGCTTGGGTGCTGTGTTATCTTGCTGGCGCTTACGGTCCCAATGTCATGGTCAACTTGGAAATCAACGGACCCGGCCAAGCTGTGTGGTCGGAGATGGTCAACCTGAAGCGCATTGCCGCGATGGAGGCCAACATTTCCAAAAACACGGGTTTGTTCAATGTGTTGTCCAACATCCAAAACTATTTGTACAAGCGCACTGACACCATCAGTTCAGCGCCCGGCGCATACCACTGGAAAACCACCTTCGACACCAAAGAACGTATGTTCAACGGCATGAAGGATTGTTTTGAGCGCGGCTTGCTGACCATCAAATCCACTGACTGCCTTGACGAAATGAAAAACGTGGTGCGTGAAGACGGCACGCTAGGTGCACCAGGTCGGAGCAAGGATGATAGAGCCGTGGCCATGTGCTTGGCCACCATTGCTTGGATTGACTTTGTGCGCCTGCGCCTTGTTCAGTCGGGTGTGACACGCGCTTCACAGAATGCCGACGGCGCAATGCCGCAAAACGTGGCCAATACTCAAGTGCAAACTTACTTGAAAGCCATTGGATATGCTACCCAAAAAGCAAATTAGAGAGTGGTTGTTGTCCCTCATCATCCCGGTATCGGGCGGCTTGGACGAAAAGCGCAAGGTTGTCAGTCCCAACAGGCTGTCATTGGTGACTTTAGCAAGGCATTTTCAGATCGACCCACAGAATTTGTGGAATGTTGCCCACGGCAACAGGGCGGTAAACGTGGGTTTGCAGCGCCGCTTGACTCGGTTTATTCCCGAATGGGAGGCCGGATACTGGCGAATTGAGCGAATAAACAACAGAAAAGTGCTTGTTTTAAACGAAACACCCGTGCCGCTAAAGCAATTTAGGGTCAACATGGCCAACGCAAGCCTTTCCAAAGTCGTAAATCAACCGTTACAGGGCAAAATGCCCAAATTTTTGTGGAGAAAATGATGGCAGTCAAAAAAGAATGGCTATGTATGGCGCACGGCGCGTTTGAAAGCGTCAAAGGCGTGTGCCCCAAGGGTTGCACCACGGTTGAAAGACGGTTTTTCACCCCGACAAGCATCAAAACGTCCGACAGGACAAAAAACATTGACAAAACGCTCGAAATGCTTGCCAAAGACTACAAAATGACTGACATTAGCAATCAGCATGGCACAGCAGCGGTAAAACGCCCTGACAGCAACAAAGTCAATCAAATGGAGCAATTGAACAACGCCATTCGTGAAAAATACGGCGTTGGCATGGGTGGCGGCTGGGGTCAATTGCCCGAACAAGGCGCTGGCCAAGCAGCTCAAAACCTTGGCGCGACTCCCACGGTTAACATGACGGACGTTAAACAGACGTTGCCCGATTGGAGGCAGAATATCGTTGTCCACGCCAAAGATGACTCGAAGGTACAAGTATGAAAATTCCATCAAACCCGATTGAGCGAGAGTTGCTCTACACCGACTTGGCGCAAAAATGCCTTGTGTCGCGCCAAGACCGCCTTGCCCAATACAACACGCTTCGCTCGTACTTTTTGTTTGGCGCTGGACCCGACGCCGAACCCGCGCAGTACAACAAGGTCTACCCGCACATCGACACGCTGGCCTCATTTTTGTTTGCCGCCGACACCACGCGCTTTTCAATCATCCTCGGCGCTGGCGAACGACACAAAGATGAATACGCCAAGATCGGTCCATTGATTCGCAGGCTCAACGACAAGTGGTCTGATTCAAACGCTGACGTCAACTTTGGCCAAGGCGTTGTTTGGGCGCTGGTGTACAACTCCATGTTTATCAAGCTGATCCAGCGCAACAAAGACACCACACCGTACCTTGTTGACCCACAATCGTTTGGCGTGCTTCGTGAAGACCAAACCCAACTGGACAAGCAAGAAGCCTTTGTCCACGTTTACTACACAACCAAAGCCCAACTTGAGCGTGATCTGATTGCTCACCCCAACAAGAAGTCCATCATGGATCGGGTGAGCACCACGCAATCCGAGACGGTGCAAATGTCGGCTGGCGTGCAGCGCATCATCACATCCCAATTCCAGCCCAACATGATTGGCAACGTCAACGCGCCGTTGCAGTCGTCGCTGATGTACCGCCCAAAGGTTTCCGAAGAACTGGTCGAAATGCAGGAGCTATGGGTATGGAACGACGACGCAAACGATTATCAAGTGGTCACAATGGCGTCGGGCAGCGTGTGCATTTACGACAGAGAAAACTTTTTCTACCACGGCGAACACCCGTTCATTCAAATTTGCCCGAACCCAGCGCCCGATTATTTTTGGGGCTATTCGGAAGTTGAGCATTTGATGAAACTGCAAGACTTGCGTGAGCATCGCTTGAAGCAAGTCAAAGAATTGCTGGATCGCCAAGTGTCACCACCAACAGCTTTGACGGGCTGGATGGGTTTATTGGACGAAAAGAATTTTGCGCTTGACCGAGTTGGCGGCGTGCTTTCGTCGCAAGATATGGGAGCCAAAGTTGAACAATTCAGACCCACAATTCCCGCCGATACATTCTCAGAAATCCGAGAAATTGACACCATGTTCTCTGAAATGTCAGGCATCACCAACGTCTTATCAGGACGTGGTGAAAGCGGTGTGCGCTCCAGAGGCCACGCATCCGAACTGGCAAAACTTGGATCGTCGCGCCCAAAAAAACGCGCACTTGTCATCGAAGACGCCTTGGAAGTTTTGGCAACCAAGTATTTGAAACTGGATCAACAGCACAACCCCGATCCGTTGCAAATGCCCGACGGCACAAAATTTATTTCAGAGCAATTCACCAAAGATTACATGGTCAAGGTGGACGCCCACTCATCCAGCCCCGTGTTCATGGAAGACTTGAAACACGACGCCGTAGAGTTGTTCAAAGCCAAAGCCATCACGCGCTCCATGTTTGTCAAGCTGATCCACCCGCCAATGGAACAAGAGATTCTTGAAGAACTCAAAGAGATTGAGAAAAAAGAAGCCGAGGCTGCAAAAGCGCAGGCGGCGCAAACGGCACAGAAGAAGCCTTGACAAGCCTGAAAAAAAGGTTATATTGCGGTCAACAGGGGTTGGTGAAACGGGACAGCCAAGAATGCCCGGTTGCATTTATGGACAAGGAAACCTGCCATGCGTAAAGCCAAGCGTCACGCTCGTAAGAGCAAGCGTTAATTCGCGGCGGCTGAAATGCCGCTAAATCCACCCGTTTTATCAACCATTTTTTAAGGAGGTGCAACATGGCACGTCGTAAAGGTCGCAAAGGTCGCAAGTAATTCTTGCTGGCTGATTGCCGGGGCTGGGAATACCAGCCTTTTTGTATGAAAATAGGGGTCATACAAAAAGTTCGGTTTCTGTAACAAAGGAATTCCAATGTCTGCCACACCAGCATCGCCACCACAAATTGGTCACTTGACCTTTGCGCCAGCCGCAACCAACACCGATACAGGCATCACGGCCTTGGCGGGTGGCGGTCAAACTGGCGCAACACAATTGACGGCGCAATTCAACAAAGTGTCAACCGTTGCAAGCGGCAATGACTCGGTGATGTTGCCAGCCGTCACGGCCACGCCCAACAAACTTGGCGCAATTGGCTCACAAATCATTGTTCGCAACGCAGGCGCAAACTCCCTGCAAGTTTTTGGCTCCGGCACTGACACCATCAACGACGTGGCCACGGCCACTGGCGTCGCAGTCGGCGCAGGTAAAACAGCCGTTTTCATTGCTCACAGCTACAACGGCACAGTGGGTAACTGGTACATGGTGTTGTCAGCATGACCCCCGATCTAATGAAACTTGTTGCTGGGGGCGGTGGCATGAGCCAACAACAGCCCAATCCAGTATCTGCCCAGGCAGAGGGCAACTCTCCCCCTATTACCGCGCCAATGGCCACTCCACAACCAATGGAAGGCCAGCAACAATCAGCCATGATTAACATCACAATGGCTATGGATTTGTTGGAATCATCATTGGCAGCGTATGGTTCGGAGAGCGAGGAAGGCCAAACATTGTTGAATGCCTTGTCTTCGTTGTCCCGCAAGTTCGGTGCAAGCAAGAAGAAGGCAGAAGGATTGATCCCCACCGAGATCATGCAACTGATGCAGAATTTGCCTCAAGCTGGCGGCGGCTCACCACAAGCGAAAGCTATGGCCGCGCCGTCTGCTCCACCTCCCATGCCTCCACAAATGTAAGGAACCACCATGACTACCAAGTATCTCGAACCATCTTCCAAAGGTATGCGTATGCCCTTGGACAACAAGCAACAAAATGGCCCCGTTGTCAATCCTCCCCGAATGAACCAATTTGGCGGCTTTGACAAAGTTAAAGAGCCTTATGGTGCTTTTAAAAACGCAATGACCATTGTGAAACCCGGCAAGAGCCGTTAATTTTTTGAAACAGGGGAACCATCATGTCGCTCGAAAATTATTCCGTCGATCAAATCACAGAACTCGCTTCTTTGGCTGATTCTTTGGCCAAAAACCCGCAAACTCGGGAGCAGTTTTTGCGTTTGACAAAGGCTGCATCGCCCAACACGCCTATCCCTGAGATTGACCTCAAGGATCAAATGCGTACTATGGCCAAGCCTTTGATTGACAAGGTTGCAAGCCTTGAACAACAACTTTTGCAAAAGAAAGTTGAAGACGGCATTATGAACAAGCGTTCTTCGCTTTACGACAAGGGCTTCAAAAAAGATGAAGTTGACCAAATCGAAAAGCTGATGGTAGAAAAACAAATTCCATCACACGACACGGCTGCGGAATTTTTCCGTATGCAACGTCAAAGCGCCGCTCCAACTCCTTCAACCATGACCCCTATTTCCTTGCCAAAAGGACCTATGGAACAAATGAAGGCTGGTGGCCAAACCGCAATGAATCAGTGGTCGCGTGGCGAAGCGTATTCAATCATTGACAGCATCCGTCAAGGTAAAACGCTCGTATGATCTCAAAAAAACCCACTCTTGTAGACGGTGAGGTGGGTTCCCTGCTGCGGGGGGCGGGGGAAAGAAACTTCACTGTCGAAATTTAAGGAGAAAAAATCATGTCCGTATTGGGTTCAGGAATTATTCCTTCGGGAAGTGTCGCGCAGGAACTGACGTATGTCACACGCCGCGCATTCGTGCCAAAAATGGTTGTGCAGTTGTACAACAGCACCCCGCTGCTTGCTGCGCTGATTGGTAACTCTCAGCCTGCCGTTGGTGGTGTGTCGTCTGTCTCTGTGCCCGTTCAAGGTACGGCCTTTGTGAACAGCCAGTGGTCTGACTACAGCGGCGCGTTCAACCAACCTTCGTTGCAGCAAGGTGCATACCTTTCTGAATTCAACTTGAAGCTCAACATTACGCCTATCCCATTCT